TTCCTCAAGTTCATAAAGATAGTAGAAGTAAAATCAAAGAAGCTCCAGCTCAAGGAACGCTAGAATTAAAACAAGTCCTAGGTAGCTGGTATTTCTGTAGCTAAACCACTACGCTAGCGTTTTTAAATAGACACTATAGATGAATACTATCTTCATCATATTGGGTAGCCGAAAACAGTTATGTGTTGTAGGCCAATATTAACGATGGCTACCCAGTAATTAAATCAATCAACAATACCTAGGAGGGTATTTATGCAAAAAGCAAAAACTTATACCTCTCCTTTTGGCAAAGCCATATATCCACATTTATCAAAATGCGATGTTAGGTTCAAAGCTGAAGGTGAGTACAAAGTAGACTTGGAACTCAATGATGTGCAAGCTAATGAACTTCTAAAAACAATAAAAGAATTTCAAGCTAAAGCAGTATCAGAGGCCAAGGATAAAACAGGTAAGAAGCAAATCAAAGAAGCTTCTCCACCTTATAAAAAAGAAGATGGCAAAGTTATCTTCAAATTTAAAATGAAGGCCAGTGGTACCAATGGTAAAACTGGAGATACATTTAAACAGAGACCAGGTTTATTCGACAATGAATTAAAACCTATAAGTCCAGATATAACTATATGGGGAGGTTCAATCCTTCGTGTTAGTTATCAACCATTCGCTTGGTACACACCTATGCTTGGTGCAGGTGTTTCCTTAAGACTTAAATCAGTTCAAGTAAAAGATTTAGTTGAGGGTGGTGGACAATCTAATGGAGCAGATAGCTTCGATAAAGTACATGGCGATAGTGCCAGTAAAAATGTAGGGTCAGATGACGAGGAAGTTCAAGAGGAAGTTTCCAAAGCAACCGACTTCTAAATTCAAATCAAAGCTTGAGGAGGATTTTAATAATTTTCTAATCAAAAATAAAATTAAATTTGGTTATGAAGATTATAAAGTATCTTACCTCAAGCCAGAAAAACCATCTACATATACACCAGATTTCAATTGTCCAGCAGTAGATACATTTAAAATTATATTTGAAACTAAAGGACAATTCTTAACTTCCGATAGGAAGAAACATTTATTAGTTAAACAACAACATCCAGATTTAGATATTAGATTTGTATTCTCAAATTCTAAAACAAAAATAGGAAAAAAATCTAAAACAACTTATGGCAAATGGTGTGAACTAAAAGGGTTCAAATACCATTGTGTCTATTCAACAAAGAAACTTCTACCAGATGAATGGATTAAAGAAGTTTTAAATCAACAGGAAAAATTATGAGCAGAAAAAGTACAGACTATTTTATAATACATTGTTCAGCAACTAAACCTTCTATGGATATTGGTTTTGAAGAAATAAACCGATGGCATAAGGAGAGAGGTTGGTTGCAGTGTGGCTATCATTTTATCATTAGAAGAAATGGAGTGATAGAAGATGGTAGAACAACAGATGCAGTTGGAGCTCATTGTCGTGGAAAAAATCATAACAGTATAGGAATTGCTATGGTCGGAGGTGTCACTCAAGATGACCACACAGTTGCAGAAGATAATTTCACACCACCACAATGGGAAAGTTTAAAAAAGCTTTGTGATGAATTACACAAAACATATCCAAGTGCTGAAGTAAAAGGTCATTATCATTTCTCTGATAAATCTTGTCCTTCATTTGATGTAGATGAATGGGCTAAAGCAGATTTACTTTGGGTAGAAGGCGACCTTCTTCCAGGTGATGAACTAGATGAAGATGAGTTCAATGGAGCATGATGAGAGTAGCTTTGTAAGACACGAACCTTGTCCAGAATGTCAGTCAAGAGATAACCTTGCCAGGTACTCCGATGGACACGCTTATTGTTTTGGATGTCATTACAGAGAACCAGCAAATGGTGAAGTGAATAGCTTTACTAATACAAAAGAAAATTCAGATATGATTACAGGTGAAGTAGAAGCGTTATCAAAAAGACAAATAGATTTTGAAACCTGTAAATTCTTCAATTATCAAACTGGTGAATACAAAGGACAACCAGTTCAAATAGCTCCATATTATAATTCCAATTACTCCTTGGTTGCTCAACACATTCGATTTCCTAATAAAGATTTTATCTGGTTAGGAGATATGAATGGTGTTGGGTTGTTTGGTCAGCACAAATGGAAACCAGGTGGAAAGATGATTACTATTACTGAAGGTGAAGTTGATTGTATGTCAGTTTCAAAAGTACAAGGTAATAAGTGGCCAGTAGTATCAGTACCTTCTGGAGCTAAATCAGCAAAAAAATATATTAAAAAAAATTTAGAATATTTAGAAAGTTTTGAGAATGTTATTTTAATGTTCGATAATGATGAAGCTGGCAACAGTGCATCAATCGAATGTGCTCAATTGTTTACGCCAAAAAAAGCTCTTATCTCAAAGTTGCCTATGAAGGATGCCAACGAAATGTTGGTGTCCGACAGAGGTAAAGATATTATACACCACATTTGGAACGCAAGACCTTACACACCAGAAGGTATTATTGCAGGAGCAGATACTTGGGATTTAGTTATTCAAGATGATAGTAAAGAATGTGTTCCTTACTTATGGTCTGGACTAAATCAAAAAACAAAAGGTATTCGTAAAGGTGAAATAGTTTTATTAACAGCAGGTAGTGGTACAGGTAAATCACAAGTTGCTAGAGAATTAAGTTATGATTTAATTTCTAAAAATAAATCTATTGGCTACATAGCATTAGAAGAAAGTGTAGCTAGAAGTGTAAGAGGTTTAATGAGTATAGATTTAAACCAAAAGATACACGAAGAAGATATTAGAAAAACTATTAATGAAGAAGATTTAAAAAATTCCTGGAATAAAATTAAAGACAAAGTTTATTTCCATAAACACTTTGGTTCTACAGATAGTGAAAACCTTATGTCTAAAATTAGATATTTGGTTAGAGGATGTGATTGCGATTACATTGTATTAGACCATATTAATATGGTTGTCTCTGGAATTGAAGGTGATGAGAGAAAATTAATTGATTATACGATGACAAAGCTACGAAGTTTAGTTGAAGAATTAAACTTTGGATTAATACTGGTTTGTCATTTACGAAGAATACAAGACAAGAATGGTCACGAAGAAGGAGCTATGACTTCATTAAGTCATTTAAGAGGAAGCCATGGATTGGCACAGCTCACTGATATTTGTCTTGGTTTAGAGAGGTCTCAACAAAACGAAGAGACTAAAGATATTCTTACAATCAGAGTTCTAAAAAATAGATATACAGGAGATACAGGTGTCGCTTGCTCACTTCATTACAACAGACAAACTGGAAGATTATCTGAAGGAGATTTTTCAGATGGCCAAGAATGAAAAACATATTGATGATGTACTTCGAGAATACATAGAACAAGATGATGATTTCGTACATTTAGATGACGATGATAAAATCTATATGTACTCAACTTTGAAGAAGATATTAAAGCTAATTAATATAGTTTTAAAATATCCCAATGTATGTCCAATACTATTTGTTCATACACCAAAGACTAAACAAATATTGGAAGACGCATTTTTTCATGTGGCTCCAATAATTCCAACAATCCTAAATATAAAAATAATTGTGATGCACTAATATGAGATTAATATTTGATATAGAAACAAATGGTTTCTTATCAGAAGCAACTAAAATTCATTCAATTGTTATTAAGGACATAGATACCAAACAACTTTATTCTTATCATGGAGATAAGATAGGTAGAGGTTTATATCTTTTAAGTGGTGCTAGCTTGTTAGTTGGCCACAACATTTTAAAATTTGATATACCTGTCATTAATAAATTATATCCAGAATATAAAATTGAAGGTGATGTATTTGATACATTGTTAGTTAGCCGACTGATATGGACTAATAGAAAAGAAGAAGATTTTAGAATGAAAGAACTTCCACTTAATTTAGCTGGAAGACATTCACTTGAAAGCTGGGGTTATAGATTAGGTTTAAGAAAAGGTGACTTTATTAAAACTGGTGACTTCAGTAAGTGGTCTCAAGAAATGCAGGACTATTGTGAAAAAGATGTAGAAGTCACTTATGAACTTTTTAAATTAATTGAAAAACAAAAATATTCGCAAGAGGCTATTGAGTTAGAACACGACTTTGCCAGATGTATATATCTGCAAGAAGCACATGGATTTCATTTTGATGTGGCTTCTGCAAAGAAGCTGTATGCCTCACTTGCAAACAGAAGGTTGGAGTTGGAGAAATCTTTAACTTCAGCCTTCCCAAAATGGCAGAAATATATTGGTACTTTTATTCCTAAAAGAGACAATAGAACTCTAGGTTATAAAAAAGGTGTACCAGTAAAAAGATATAAAGAATTAACTTTCAATCCAAACTCAAGAGACCATATCAGTGATAGGTTAATGGACAAAGGTTGGAAGCCAAAAGAATTTACGCCAGATGGAAAGCCAAAAGTAGATGAAAGTATTTTATCTACATTAGATTTTCCAGAAGCAAAATTATTATCAGAACATTTTTTAATACAAAAAAGAATAGGTCAATTAGCAGAAGGCAACAACGCCTGGCTAAAATTACAAAAGGATGGAATTATATATGGAAGCGTTATCACGAATGGTGCAAACACTGGGAGGTGCACTCACCAAAAGCCTAATGTTGCACAAACACCTTCTGTTGGTGTTCCTTATGGTAAAGAATGTAGGTCTCTATTTATTGTTCCTAACAGCTTTCGTCTTATTGGCTGTGATGCTAGTGGTCTTGAACTTCGTTGTCTTGCTCATTATCTCGGTGCTTTCGATGAAGGTAGTTTTGCAAAGCAATTACTCGATGGGGATATTCACACCTACAATCAAAAACAGATTGGCTTACCAACGAGAGATTTGGCGAAGAGGGTTATATATGGTGTCATCTATGGCATCGGAGATGCGAGGCTTGGTGCAGTTATTGGAAAAAGCTCCCAAGAAGGAAAAAGAATAAAAGCAAAATTATTTGAAGCTTTACCTGCATTAAGACAATTAAGAGATAATGTTATTATCGCTACAAGAAATAAAAAATATTTATTAGGTTTAGATAAAAGAAAATTAATTCCTAGGTCTGAACACTCAAGTTTAAATTTATTAATACAAAGTTGTGGAGCATTAATTATTAAGATGGCTACAATTATTTTACACAAAAAATTAAAGGAAAAAAATTATGATAAAGATACCTGTGCTATGGTTGCTCATGTTCATGATGAGCTACAACTTCAGTGTAAGTCTGCTGTTGCAGATGAAGTAGGAGCTATAGCAGTTCAATCAATTAAAGATGCAGGTACTCATTTTAATTTAAGATGTGCTTTAGATGCACAATATAAAATAGGAAACAACTGGGCTGATACCCATTAATTGTTGGTGCCCTCGGCCAGACTCGAACTGGCACTCCCAAAAGGGCAAGGATTTTCATACCACTATAGCTTTCGCTACACTTTCGTTTTGTGGTCTGGACTATACCTTAAGCAGTTAAGCTTCCTTCTGTCTAGTCTCTACACCTTACACATCGCTGTGTCTTGGCTCGGTATTAGCAGTTAAGCCTTCACCGAATTTAAAAGGTTCTACTTCCAGGCTTTCACCTGGAGCACTCAAATTGTGCGTTAAGTCCTTTGTGTCTACCAATTTCACCACGAGGGCTCCAACGCAAGACTTTTACAAAATATATTAATGATTAACAACACAAAAGATTTCGATTTTGATTTAGCAAGAGGAGTTAATTCTGAAAAAGCTATAGCCAAAATACTAGGATTAAGTGAAGATAAATTTGAAGTTAAGTCAGAATTTGGCTTCTGGCAGAAATCTGGAAACATTTGTATTGAACTTGCATACAAAGGAAAACCAAGTGGATTAAGAGCAACTAAAGCTGAATATTGGATACATCGGTTTATGTATAGTAAAGACTTATGTATAGGCCAATGGATAGTTCCAGTTAAAATATTAAAGCAAGTAGTCAGAATTTTTTTAAAAGAAAATAAAAAAAGAAAATCACAAATAATCAGAATGTTAGGTGATGGATACCAGTCAAGGTGTGTCCTAATTCCTATGTCAGAATTTTTAAACCTTTGGAGGAAAGTTGAAATCAAAAATAAAAATACCAAAAATAGTTAAAAAGGATTTTCCATATTCTTTTTATCTAGCTCATTGGATTGATACCAACTCTACCTGCACTTGGGAAAATTTAAAAACAATAAAAAATTATAAGCCATCAATTTGTATTTCTACAGGTTGGCTTGTCTCAACAAATAATAACTCACATACATTCGTTAGTGATGTGAGCTTCAATGATGATGGAACTGTAGATGATTGTGGAAACACAACAACAATCCCATCGGTCAATATAATTAAACTAACGAAGATTAGGATATAAAATGATTAGAAGAATAGATGCAAAGAAAAGAACATTAGTAGTAGATGGTTCTTTATTTGTATACAGAATAGCAACAGCATTAGAAGAACCAACTAGATGGGAAGATGATATTTGGACTTTACACGCAGATGCTAAATTAGGAAAAAGAGTTATAGATACAACTTTAGGAAATTATAAAACAAAATTAAATTGTGATAAAATTATAATTGCTGAAGACCATAAAGATAATTTTAGACATAGCCTTTATCCAGAATATAAATCACACAGAAAAAAAGTTAGAAAACCAATTATAGTAAAACCTCTTAAGGAATACTTAAAAGAAAATTATGAAAGTGTTTCATTACCTGGATTAGAAGGTGATGATGTCTGTGGAATATTAGCAACTAAACCAGGCAACAAAGATAAAATTGTAGTTTTATCAGGCGACAAAGATATGCGTACTATTCCTGGTATCCATCATTTTATACATGATGACAGTACAGAAGTTGTTGATGAGAAAACAGCTAATTATAATTTTATGTACCAAACATTAGTAGGAGATTTAACAGATGGATTTGGTGGATGTCCAACAATTGGTGGTGTCAAAGCTTCAAGAGTTTTAGCAAATAAAAAAGACTTACCAGAAATGTGGGAAGCTGTAGTTGCTGAATATGAAAAACAAAAATTAGATAAAAAATATGCACTTACTCAAGCAAGATTAGCTCGAATATTAAGAGCATCTGATTGGGATAGTAAGAAGGAGAAACCAATATTATGGAAAATGTAATCAGAGATATTTGTTTAATTGCACTAGGAGGAATTTCAGCAGGCTTTATTTCAATATGGTTAGACATAAAAAAAGATAGAGAAAAAATGCGATGGGAACAATGGTATCGAAACAGAAACAAAAGATGACAAACAAAGATTTATTTGAAAGCCTTAAGTATCAAGAAGGTGGAGACCACTATTCTAAAATGAAGGTGCAACCAGCTTATTTTATAAATGAAAATAATCTGCCATTCGCTGAAGGTAATGCCATTAAATACATTTGTAGACACAAACATAAAGGCAAAGAGCAAGATATTAAGAAAGCAATTCATTACTTAAAAATGATTTTAGATAGAGATTATTCATAGCAAACAAAAGGACACTTTAGATATATGAACGAAAAAGACCAAAAAATAACTTTACCAGTCATATCAGATGACTTGTTAAAGGCATTAGATGGATTATTTCCAGAGAGAACTCCAGATATAAATATGGAGCCAAAGGAAATGTACTACAGAATTGGACAGCGTAGTGTTGTTCGATTTTTAATTCAAAAACAAAAAGAGCAATCAGAAAACATCATGGAGAAAAAATAATGTGTGTATCAGTTAAAGCTCCAGCTCCACCACCTATGCCAGAACCAGCTCCAGTAGCTCCACCACCAGTGACACAAAACACTCAAGGTAGTGCTAGACCAGCAGGTTTCTCGGCTGAAGCAACAGGAAGAAACAGAAACAATGCTTCTTCTTACGATAGAAAAAGAACTGGGTCATCAAACTTAAGAATACCAATTGT